TTAGCGGGTTTTTTCGGGGCTTTTTTCGGGCTTTTGAATGCCGGCCATCTCATCTAGGCGCTGCTGCATGTGCTCGAACATAATGCGGAGGTCGGTGGTGGTGTCTTCGAGGTGGTCTACCTTTTGGTAGAGGGCATCTTCGGGGTTGCTGGCGTCGGGGGAGACGTGGAGCACGAAGCGGAAGAGCTGGAGCAAGTCTTGCTCGGCGATGTTGTAGGCGCGGTGGCGGCGGTTGTCGGACTTGCAGCGGATGAAGCCCAGCGGCCCATCGAGGCGGCTCTTCACGCGCTTGAACTGGATGCCGTAGGTGTTGCTAACGACCACGTAGCAGTCTAAATCACGCACATTGTGCCACTCAGAGCGGTCTAGCAGGGTGCAGGCTACCCAATCGCCTTCGTGGAATTTTGGCGTCATGGAGTCGCCCGCAATCTGGAAGAAGATGCCTTGCTTGCTGGAGCCAGTAAGGGCGCGGGGCAGCGTTACCACGCCCAGGCTCTCGTAGTATTCCTGGGACTGGTAGCCGCTGAGGTAGTTGGCGGCGGCCTTGTGATTGACTACAGTGTAGGTAGGGTTGCCGTGGGTATCCTGGGTGGCAACGATGATTTCGGTACGGGTAGGACTGGTATCGGATTGTATAGGCTTTGATACAGGATTGATTTTGTTTTTAGTGCTTTCCTCTACAATTAGCTCTACATTTTCCTCTACAATTCTGGACCTAGTCATTGGGCCGTTGCCCATCATCACGTACTCCAAGAAGACAGGATACGCATTACACGTATCATAAACCATATCTAAAGTGACAGACCGCCGCTCTGCTTTGATGTCATTCAGACTTTGTGGCTTTATCCCAATCTTATTGCAAAAATCTCGGTAAGTAGCTGCCCATCCGTCTCTTATGAGAAGGTCTACGCAGTCCATCCACCGTCTGCTTATTTCAAATCTTGGTTCTTCATTCATTTTAGCTGGCGGCTCTATACGCAAAAAACGTATTTTCTTGCTTGCAAATAAGTTTTTTGCGTATAGCTTTGTAGCACTTAGGTGCTACAAATATGTACTACACGAACGACATCCGCAGCAGAATCGCTTCTGAAGCCCGTCGCGGTGACTGGCAAACGGTCGCTGAAAAGACGGGGCGTGCTGTGAAAACGGTGTACGCAGTAGCGGCGGGCCGTCGTGAGAATGTTGCTATTCTGCAAGAGTTTGAATCTCTGCTAGATGAGCGGAAAGCACGGCTAGCATCGAAGGGTACTTCAGAAGAGGAGGTTGCCCGATGAGATTCCAAGGCAACAAGCTGGCTTTGAGTGTGCCGGAACTGGACAAGACCTACGGGGTGCCAGAAGGAACTATCAATCAAGGAATGTCCAGGCACCGGAATGCCGGTTCTCCTAGCTGGAAGCATTTCGAAGACGAGTTTGATAAGCGTGTAAAGTGGGTTTACTATGACCACATCCCTAGCTCTACCATCCGCAAGTATGGCATACCTAGCAAAGGGGAACTGGTAGCTAAATACAAAGAGGAGCAAACCCAGCTACACGCGGCTACGCTGGCGGTGGCCGGCTCGGCACTGGTGGGCCTCCACAGCAGGACGGTGGTGGCCACCGACTACAATTTCTTCTTCACCCGCGCTGGCCTGACGGCTACGCCTGACGCGACGGTAGAGGTGAAGGCCATGCAGCTTACCCAGGCGGCGGGCTGGCTACGGCTGCTGGCGGGCATCGAGGGCAAGCATCAGCTACGGGGCCTGGGCTTCGGGCGCAAGGAAGAGCTGCGCGAAGCGGTGCTGAACGAGGTAGCGCCGCTGAACCTCTACGGCCTGCGCGTGGGCAACGTGCGGGTGCTCCAGGCAAAGGAGCTGGCCTTTACGAAGGCGCTCCAGCTAGGGGCCGATGGCGAAGTAGGGCTATCGGTGCAGGAACTGAAGCAGCAGGCTGCCCAGCGGGCGTTGCTGACGCTGGTGCCGAACCGCTACGGCAAGCAAAATGCCCGCAAAATCGGCAAGCAACAGGGCGAAAACGGGGCCTTAATCCCCATCGGGGCGCGCATTGACGGGTCGGAATGGCACGCAAATACCGTGATGAACCTATTTATGAACCCTGGCAAGGGCGCCAAATTCGACCTGAAAGAGGTGCATCGGCGCTACTTACGGGCCTGTGCGGCGGCCGATAAGGAGCCGGTGGTGAAGCTGTCGGGCATGAAGGGCTTCCTGAAGGACGATGCGGTGCGGGCGCATACGGCCTGGGAGCGCGACGGGCACAGCGCGCTGGAGCAATTTATCTCGCACCAGAAGCGGGAGCGGCCTACCTACTCGCTGAGCAAGGGCGGCTACGACGGCTTCCAGATGGACTTCTACACCCAGGTGGGCGCGGCCAAGGCTATGCTCACCGTGGTGGCGGTGTTCGACTACCACTCCGAAGCCATCACGGGCTACTCGGTGGGCCTGGTGGAAAACGGGCTGCTGGTGCGCAACATGTACCGCAACCACCTGAAGCAGCTAGGCGGGCGGAGCTTCATCGAGATTGAGAGCGACCGCTTCAGCGGCAACCTGGCGAAGGACACGGTAACGATGTTCGAGCGGGCTTGCCAGTACGTGACGCGCCCGGTGCCCAACGACCCGCGCAAGAAGGGCACGAACCCGAAGGCCCGCCTAGCTGAACGCCTACTGGCCGAAGTGAATCGCCTGGCGCAATCGATGCCCGACTGGAAGGGCACCAACGTGACTTCCATCGATGACCAGCGCAAGCCGAACCCCGACTATGCTAATGCCCCGATGACCAACAGCACGCTGGAGATTGGCATCAAGCGGGTGAACGAGCTGATTGCTGCCTACAACCACAGCGAGGTTGAGAAGTGGAACGGCCAGACCCGTTGGCAGCGCCTGGAAGCCGACCTGCACCCCGAAGCCCCGGTGCTAGATGCCCTGGACCAGGCCACGCTGCTAAGCCAGCACACGGTAACGACGGTGCGCCACGCGGCCATCAGCATTACGGTGGGCAAGAAGGGGTACGACTACGAGTTTCCGCAATACGTGCGGCACACCCAGCACATGGGCAAGGGCCTGAAAGTGCGGGTGTACTTCGATGAAACCGACCTCAGCTCGGTGAACGTGTTCGGCTTCAGCGACGCCAAAGACCCGGCTACGGACGTGTACCTGACTACGCTGAAGCGCACCCAGCGGGTGCAGATGGCGAAGGCAGAGCAGACGCCCACCGACCTGGTGCTACTGGCTGAAAAGGAAGCCCAGCGCAACGCCATGAGGGCCGAATTTGACCGCAAACAACTGGAGGTGCAGGCTGCCAACTACGGCCTGGCGGTGCCCGCCGGCATCGGGCTGAAGGAGCTACGGGCGCTGGTGAAAGGCGCGGAACTCACCAGTACCCTGGTGGAGGATTTCAGCACCCGCCACGCCCAGGCCCTGGGCAGCCCGGCCGCCGTGGCACAGCTCGACTACTACGCCGATACCCTGCTGCGCGATGAGGGAATGCGGGTGCCCGTGGAGGCTAAGCCCACGGCGAAGAAGCCCGGCCTGAGCTACCGCGACCGCATGAATGCCTACCGCGATTCGGGCCACGATTTCAGCTAAGAGCAAAACCCGCCCTGGCTGGAACCAGGACGGGCTTCAATTCAAAATCCATTCTTCTACACCACAAACCTAATGCTCACCGAACAATTCAAGGCGACTGTCGCCAATGGAGTGCGGGAATACCTGCAACTGCACAAGGAAGCTGGCATGAGCCAGAATAGGATAGCCAAACAGTGCGGCATTAACTCGCCAGGCTACGTGGGCTACATCATTGATAACAAATGGAACGCGGTGCCCGCCCAGGGAGGCGCGGCCACGGGTAAGATTTCAGACCCGGTTTTCCTGAAGCTCTACCACGGGCTAGGGCTGTCATCGGAGTTTTTTGAAACCGATAACTACCTGGCTGTCTATGCGACCTGCATGGAAGCCAAGGTGGAACACCAGTGGCGTATTATCGACGGCCCGAAGGGTGCCGGTAAAAGCTTCTCAGCTGGGCGTTTTGCCCGGCTTCAGCCACGCGAAACCTTCCTGATTCGGTGTAAGAACACTATGAACGCCAAGGAGTTCATTCAGGCTATCGCTAGCGCCGTGGGTGCTAGCGAGGTGGGTACCCGCCATCGCCTTTGCATGGCTATCGTGGAGAAGCTAATTGCAATGAGCAACCCGCTACTCATTATTGATGAGACGGAAGCCCTGTTTAAGCGCACTTCAGAAGGTGGTTTTGGGGCCATTAAAGACATCTGCGATGAGGTAAACGGCCGGGTAGGTATCGTGATGATTGGGGCTAACAGCTTTCTGGAGCAGTTGCAGCACCGCGCCGCTAACCTGCGAAGCTGCTTCCCGCAACTGCTGAGCCGCTTTGCCACGGCCCCGGTAGAGCTGGAGCTAGTTCGCCGTGAAGATGTGGCACTTATCGCCCCAGCCTTTGGCGTGATGGGCAAGAAGGAGCAAGATGCGCTCTTCGACACATCGGCCGACTTCCGCGACCTGTTTGGCACTCTGCGTCGCCAGCAAAGTGATGCGAACCTGGCTACCACACTCAAAGCTGCTGCCTAGCCATGCCGAAGTCAGTTAGCGCAAAAGAGGTGCTGGGCACCAAGTACCGCACCCTGCATGATTTGCAGGGTGCCCACGGCCGCAAGCTGTCGGAAGAGTGGCTGGGCGCCATCGGGCTGCCCGCCATCGGCTTCACGATGCTGGTGTGGGGGCCTAGCGGCAACGGCAAAACCACCTTCGTGATGAAGCTGTGCAAGGAGCTGAACAAGTTCGGCCAGGTGTACTACAACTCGGTAGAGCAAGGCCAGGGCGTTTCGCTTCAGCAGGTGCTACGCCAGTGCCAGATGGATGAGTGTGAGCACCATCCGTTCATGATTGGCGACCGTGACAGCTTCGATGAGATGGTAGAGAAGCTGGGCAACAAGCGCCAGAAGACGCGCTTCGCGGTCATCGACTCGCTCCAGTACATCGGCCTGACGGTGGAGCGCTTCAAGCTGCTGCAAGAGAAGCTGCCCCATATCAGCTTCATCATCATCAGCCACGCCACGGCCGACAACAAGCCCCAGGGTGCGCACGCGGCCACCATCCGGTTCATGGCCGAAATCAAGACCAAGGTGCTGAAGGGCGTGGCTATCAGCGACAGCCGCTACGGGGCCACGCTACCCTACCGCGTGATGCCCTGGCTGAACAAGGATGTGGAGGATGCTCCAAAGCGAAAAGCCAAGGCGGACACCGGGCAACTAGCGCTGATGCCTAATGGCTAAGGTCCGCCAGCTATACGCCCCGCTGGCCGTGTGGGCTGGCGGGCGCGGGCGGCGGGTGCGCCTGGTGATGCCCTACCACCTCAACTGTGCAGTGTACGAGCTGCTGGTGTCGGTGGCCCGCACCGCCAACGTGCCGCTCGCAGATGCCAGCACCGTGGGCCGGCGCGCCGCCCAGACCCTGGCCACCGAGATAATGCGCCGGCCGGCCATGAGCATGATGGATAAGAGCCAGCGGGCGCGCCTCACAGTGTCCGAATCGGAAGCCCTCAGCCTGCTGGCCTGGATGCTCAGCAGCCCAACCACCGACGATGCCAGCCACCCCCTACGCCCACTCATCGATTCACTTCATCGCCTCCTAACCTAATGAATACCAGAGAAGAAATGCAGCGCCTCAACTTGGCTGTGGCCATGCTGCTAGGGCTGCCCATCGATACGGTGCTGAACGCCCAACTGGACCTGGCCACCGAGTACCGCCAGCACCTGGTGGATACGATGTGGCTGGCCAGCCCCGAAGAAGCGGAGCTGCTGGGCACCCTACCCACCTTCTGGAGCTGGTGGCGCCAGGCGTGGGCCAACCGCGACCGGGTGGTGCTCGACAAGGTGCCCGCCCTGGTGGCGCTGGAGTGGGCAAATGAGGGCCGCGACATCGCCGAACTCTACAAAGCCTACCACGGCCCGGCCGCCTGGGGCCCTATCGTGCCGAACGACGTGGTGATGGATGCCTTTACCGCCGCCCAGCGCGAGCAGCGCGCCGCTTATCACCTGCTAAAAAGCCTTTTTAACACCCTTTAACCCAACCCAACTGTATGGAAACCGCAGGAGAAACCACCAAGTCAACCGCCCAATTGTGCGCTCAGGCCAACATTTGGATGGGCCGCTACGCCGAATTGAACGCTCAGCTCGAAGAGCAGCGCGCCGCCCGTAAGCCGCTCGAAGAAGAGCAACAGAAGCTGCGCGGAAAGCTGCAAACCTGGGCTGAAGACCCTGCTAACCGGGTTGCATTTGGCGACTCGCAATCCGTCAACCTAGTCAACGGCACCATCGGCTTTAAGAACGGGCCGGAGAAAATTGAGCTGGTTACCGGTAACGAGCTGGATGATAAGCAGCGCAATGCCGCTATCGTCGGTGCTCTGGAGCGCTACCACTCGGATGGCGTGAAGAAGGGCTACGATGAGAAGCAGCTTATAAAAGCCTGGATGGTACTTCCTAAGCTGCGTAAGATGCTGGAAGGTATTGTAGTGGGTGTGAAGCGGGAAACCAGCTTCGTTATCGCGCTGAAGAAGTGATAGACATCCGCAAAACCTTGGCTACCAACATCGGGATGGTGTTGGTAGCCCAAGTTGCTGGTTTCGCAGCCAAGTGGCTGGGCTGGCAACCAGTAGCCCAGCACAGTTGGCTTACCCTGTGCTGGTTTCCCTGGGCCTTTTTGTGGGCTTCGATGGCGCTGGCGGCCGTGATGCTCTTCATCGGGATGCTCTTCGAGCGGGGCATGTGGAAGCTGGAAGCCTGGCTGGAGAAGGAGGCCAAGCGATGAGCACGCAGCAACCACACGGCTGGGCACCCACTCGCACCGGGTCTATGCTCCACTACTTCGGCCTGCCCTACCGCCACAAGGGCTACCGGCCCGATGGCACCCCGCTAGCGCTGTGCCACAACGCGCTTCTGGTGGACCCCGCTAAAGAACTGGTGCAGGAAGTGGTAGAGTCGCCCACGGCGGTAAAGTGCCGAAGCTGCGCGAAATACCTAGCGCAAGCGCTCTGGGCACTACGCAACGGGGGCGCGGCCGTGGCGGAGAAGAAGGCCCTAGCCCAGGCGCCGGCCGGAAGCCTGGGGGAAGGAGTCGCCGTCACGGTAACGCGGGGGGCTTATGCCGGCGGCAAGGGCACGATAGACAAGGCCAGCCAGGAAGCTGCGGGCTTCTGGTACGTCTGGCTTACGGTATTCCGAACCTCGCTTACCTCCTTCAAAACCAAGGAGACGGCACAGCGGGTGCTGCTGAGTGAAGGCCAGCTGGCACTGGCCACCACCTAATACCCAGCCTGGATGGTCGTAGGCGCGGTTCGACTCCGCGCCCAGGGGCAACAACTTAATTTTTAAGGTAAGCCTAATGATAACGTTACGCGAACGCTGTGCCCAGATAAAGGTGCAAGGTGGGCAGGTAAGCCATGTGCTTACAGGTCCAGCCCTCGGAATACTGGAGCGGGTGCCAGTAGAGCAGCCCGCGCCCGCGCCGGCCTCGCCCGTGGACTTCCAGGTGCTGGTATCGCAGATTGATAGCGACCTGCCCACCGGGGCCAACATCATCGCGCTGTGGGATGGGCAGCTAGTGGCCAGCCTGAGCTTGCGGCTGCGGGAGCCGGGCGGCTTCGTGAACTCGCTCTTCGTGCTGCCCGACTACCGGGGCCAGGGACTGGCTGAGCAGCTGCTACGTCTGGCGGCGGTGGTGGCCAGCGAGCACGGCAAGCCCACCATTGGGCTGAGCGTGAGCCGGGACAACGTGACCGCCCAGCGGCTCTACCACCGCCTAGGCTTCCGGCCCTTCCTGCCCACCCCAGGCAACGACTCTACAACGTGGGTGGCGATGTTGCCGCTGAAAGAGAAAGCCCCACCTAGCAGCAACTAAGTGGGACTCAAAACATGGGTTAATGGCAACTAGGGCTTCTCAAAAAGCACCGTCAATACCATGGTGTAGTGAGTTTGAATACCTTGAGCGCCAAGAATAGTTACGATGTTGGTATTAAAAGATTTGACTAGCCAGCCAGCGCTGACATACCCTTTGATTTCGGATGAAAAATCTGCATCCAAACCTGGCTTATGGTAGGTTCTTATTGTCTGCTGTGGCATAAGATTTAAAAGGTAAAAGTGTGCAACAAATATAGTGTTTTTTTGAAATGAGGCCAGACGAAAACCGCCGTTACCACTTACTCACAAAAGAGTGCGGGCTGGGTGAAGATGACAAAGAAGCGCTGCTGCACTCCTTCAGCGATGGCCGGGCCACCAGCTCGAAAGACCTGACGCCCACCGAAGCCAAGGCTCTGCTGGATTACCTGCAATCTGAGCACTCGAAGCTGTGCAAGAAGATGCGGGGCAAAATCATCCATTACCTGTGCCTGCTGGGCTACGTGACGAGTGATGATAGTGCCGACTGGGACCGCATCAACGCCTTCATCGTGGACATTGGGAGCAACAATCCGCGCCGCGTGATACTGAATTTCCTCTACTACTCGGAGCTGCCCGCCGTGGTGAGCCAGGTGGAGGCCATGTACCGGAACGAAACCAAACGGGTAACTAAGAAATGATAGTCTGCAATCCTCCCAGCCCTGATGAATTCATTTTTCATCCTGGGATATTCCCTAATTCAGCTTGGCATGGTGACTTATGGGCACCGCATTGGAAGCGTACCATGCGGTGGTGTAGGCTTTTCAATTCGATTGCGCGATGAGCTACCCACTGCCCCAACAGATTGAAGCCGTGAAGAAGGTGGTATCGGAGAAGCGCGGCGCGGGCGAAGTAGTGATGGCCGAAGCCCTGCAAGCCGCCCTGAACACGCTCATTGGCAAGGCCGCCGCGGCTGGCCACGTCGTGCCAGTAGGCGAAGTGTCGGCCGGGCTCCAGGCGTCGGTAACGCTGTACAAGCAATTCGAGGCGGAGTACCGGGCCTTCTGCCTGCGCGAAACGCAGCTCGAAGCGCGCATGGATGGCGGGCAGGGCAAGGCGCTGCACGCCATCATCGGCTACCTGCGCGCCCACTGCACCGCTAAGGATGACACGGGCGCACTGGCCAGCTGGATATACGTGCTCAACAACTGGCGTAAGGTGCCCGACTTCATTCAGCGCCAAACCACCCTGACGGCCATCAATAAGTACCTCACCGAAATCATGCTGGCCATCAAGAAGGCCAACCAGCCAGCGGCCCGCGTGTGGCCCGATACCTGGTCGGCTGCCTTCGAGGCCAAGCTGAAGCCCGATGAACTGAGCGCCTACCGCGCCCACTTGCGGGGCCGGGGGTGGCGCTACAACAGCCAGCGGCAAACCTGGATTGCCCCCGAATGAGGCCCGCCCGCTTTCGCATTTGAAAACGCTTTTCCATATTTGAAAACATGCCGGCCGATTTTACCTACTATTGCTCGGTGCTGGGCAAGGGCACCGATGCCAGCCGCGATGGCTACCGCTACCACCCCGCCACCCCCGAAGCGGCCAACGCGAAATCCACCATCAACAACTTTGGCCTGACGGGCATCCCGCTGAAGTCGCGCACGCTGAAGGGCGTGCTGGCCCTGCTGGAGAAGGCCACGGGCGTGAAGCTGTCCTACTCGCGGGTGTACCGGGAAGTGGTGGAGGCGGGCGTGTCGGCCTCGGTGCTACCGGCCTGGGAGAAGCTACGCCACCACTACCAGCCGATGGATGTGGCGGTGGTGCTGGTGAGCCGGGCCGTCGCAACGTAGGGCTAGCGCCCGCGCCCGGCCGGCGCAACCTCGTAAATCGTGCACATATTTACGGCCTTAACTACTCTCAACTGTCATTGATGAAACGCCTACTTTGTGGGGCGGCGCTTGCGCTAGCCACGTTTTCAGCCCACGCTCAGGCCGTGCGCTACTCCAGCCGGGGGCACTTGCCCATCCAGTCGCAGCCCGGCATGGGCTACGAGTTGTCCGCCTACCTGGGCATGGGCGACTCGGTGCAGGTGGTGAGCAACCCGCCCACCGACAACCCCGGCCACCTGTCGGCCTTCACCACCAAGCAATTCGTGTACGTGAGTTACCCCGCCTACCGCGACCAACCGGCCGGCCAGGGCTGGGTAATGCGGCGCGGCCTGGTGAGCACGCGCGACAGCCTGACGATGGACCTACCCGCCGTGGCCGGCCGAACGATGACCACCACCAAGGTGGTGACCACGCGCCACTACGTGCCCGTGACGGAGGCCAGCCAGCCCTACGCGGCGGGCGGCAAGGTGGTGCGGGTGGTGGCTACGAGCAAGGTAACACCCCGGCCGGCGGCCAGCGCCAGCGGGGCCGTGGCCTACTACTGCAACAGCGGCAACACCGTGAAGTACCATGCCTCACCCGGCTGCCGGGGCCTGAACAGGTGTAGTGCCAGCGTTGTGAAGATGAACCTACGCCAGGCACAACAGGAAATGGACGCCTGTAAAATCTGCCACTAGAAATAATAATCTTAACGAGCCCTTTTATAAAATAATTTTAGGCTTGTCTTCAATTTTACTAAGCTCGGCCTTGGCCTTAGCAAGCTGAATTTTGCTCAGCTCGTCGCTTATAATTTGCGTTTGGTGCCATTTTGAAAATCCATACACACTTCCTACGCATCCAAAGCAAAATACTAGTAGGGATAAAACATTAAGTTGATTGATGTAATGTTCATTAACAGTGATTATATCCTCCTGTTCACTTATTGCAAGTTCTTCTGTGTCAGAATTTATGATACTAGCGTTTCTTTTTCTTCTATTAAAATCATATGAATTAGAAATTCTTGCTTCTTTTTTCAGCAAAAAATCATGCAGCTCATAAAAAGTATAGCTCTTGTTTATAAAATAATATACGTCTCTAGGATTTTTTTTGTGCTCTTGTTCTAAGACCCTAATTGTGCTATCGAGTGTAGAAATTGATTTTTCGTATTCTTTATTCGCAACTTTTACTTCCTTTAGATATTGCTCCGTTTTGTTCATATAAATCTTATTTTTTGTATCAAGCTTAATATTGTCAATTTCTATTTGCTTGTTCTCCCCTATTGAATACAAGGCAGTTACTACAGCGACAATGAGTCCTCCTAATGCTAGGAATTTATAAAGTGTTTCAGTAGGAAGACTAGGTATCGGAATCATGATTTTCTCAAAATTAATATCTTAAATTTGCGTTCTCTTAAATTGCAGAAGGCCGTCCCATCGGGCGGCCTTCCTTTGTTTTAGGCGGCGGTACCCAGCTTCTGGGCGCGCCTGGCTTCGCGGAGGCGGCGGGCGTCATACTCCCCCCACACGATGCGCTCGATGGTATTGTCGGCCAGGAAATACTTCTGGGCTAGCTTATCAATAATATACACCCGGCTGTAAATGCGCTCACCAGCCAGCTTGGCGTACTCAGATTTGATAGCTTCTTCTTTGGCGGCTTGGCGTACTGATGCAGGCATAAGGCGGATTATGTGTCAAACTTATTGAAGTAAAGATGAATAAGCAAGTCTTGCGCCACCCCTGGCTACATGTGGAAGACCGGGCTGGGGCCGCCCGTGCCGGGCTTGGTGGGGCGGCTGGCCTCGGTGGCGGAGGCATCTACCAGGTCACTGGCGTAGGTGAGGCGGTACACGATGAGGTTGGTGCGGGCGCTGTGCCGCACAAAACCCACGCGGCTGAGGTTGCCGCAACTGGCGTGCTCGTAGCCGTGGAGCAGCTCATGCACGCGGGCGCACAGCTCCAGGTAGTGCAGGCCATCGGCGCGCTCGGCATCGGTGGTGCCGATAGCGGTGCTGGCCAGCGTGTCCACGGCCACGTACAAGTCGGTGTTCAGCTTCACGTCCTGCTCCAGCTGGCCCATCGAGCTGAGAGTGTCGGCCGCGAAGTCGAAGAAGACGGCGGGGTAGTCAATCGCTTCAGCCACTTCGGGGAAGTCGGTTTGCTCGTACCATAAGTCGGCGTGGTGCAGGGCCGGCCGCTGGTGGTCATCGAGCACTTCGGCCAGTAGCTTGGCGCCCAGGTGCTGGTAGGCTTCGGAAACGATACGCATACTAAATAGAATCTAAACGGTGACTAGGATAGCTCCCAGAGCTTGTTCAGCTCGGTGAAGAATTGGCGGTAGAGGCGCTCCATCAGCTTCTGGCTAGGCCCCAGGAAGCGGCGGCGGGGCATGGTGATGTTGAGGGTGCGGGTGTGGGCCTTCACGGTGTGGCGCTTGGCAAAGGTGGGCTCTCGCTCGAAGCTGCGCACCTGCACCGTGCCCGTGATGCGCCCGCCCTCGTTATGGATGCCCGCGTAGGGCACGTCCTGGTTGCCGGCCACGAACCGCACGGCCCCGGTGCTAGCGCTGGCCACCCGCAAGGAGCGCCGGAGTGCGCCCGTCTTGATGAGCAGCGCCCGCCCGCGTTGCCGGCCCCCATCACCCAGGCGGCGGCCCTGGTTCTCGGTGTCGCCCTTACGGGGCTTCCAACGGATGAACACCTTATCGGTGAAGCCGCCGCTGTCAAAGTTCTCATCGAACACCGCCAGTGCCGTGCGCCCCACCATGCGCGGCCACCGGCCGGCCTTGAATGTCCTGAACTTATCCAGGAACATTGCAAACGGTATTTTCGGGCCTTGAATCGGCATCTTAACGGGGCGCTAGTGCGTATATTTGTGACTGTAAGCCGGTTTCCGGGTGGAAGTCTGGTGGCCCGCAAGGGTCTGACCTAAGCGGCTTACTTGGGCGGGCGGCTCCCTAGCGGGGGCCGCCCGCTTACTTTTTGCGGTGAATGAGCAAGCCGTTGCGGCGGGTGTCGGGCGCATCCACGTTGTACCAGCTCTTGATAATCTGGGGCTGGGCTTCGGAGAACTCCACGGCGGTGAGCAATACCCCATCGTTGTAAAATTTGAGGTACGTGTAGCTCAGGTCGGTGTCGCCGTTCTTCTTTCTGAACTCGGAGAAGTAGACCTCATCGGGGTCGCTCACCACTTCCTCAATCTGGAAGTAGATGCCCTGGCGGTTCTGGCTGGCACGGGTGTATTTGTCCAGCAAGTGGCCGTCGAGGTCGGCTTTGCGCAGAAACAGCGGCCGGCCAGCGTAGTCGGTGTATTCGCGCACATCGTTCACGGCGGCGGCGTCAAAGTCCTTCTTGGCATCCGCCGCCTTCAGCCCGGTGGGCGTGTTCACGGGCGACATGGCCGACTTGTTGATGTTGGCCCAAGGCTGCTGCCCTTGGTCAACGTATTGCAACCTGCCCATCTGGTAGGCCACTTGCTCAGGGTCTTGCAGCCCGTTCAGGTAGTTTTGCTTCTGGCTGAACAGCTTCTTTTGGTCAATGCGGTTCAGTAAGAAACCGTCCTTCTTCAGGCGGGCTACCTCATCGGGCGTAAGCAGTTGCTCAGCTTCGTCGGGCGTAGTTACCACCTTCGGGCGGTCATCTTCAAAAACGACGTGGCACCGGCAATTCCAGCCCAGGGGCGGCACGAAGTTTTCCCAGCCGGGCTTGCTCATGTCGAAGACGCGGTTGTGCAGGCTAGCGTGGTAGGGCCTCGTTTTATCGTCCTGGGTAGCCTTGTAGCGCATGTAGCCCGCGCCCTCGGCGATGGCGCGGAGGGCGTTGGCCGTCATCACGCTGGTGGCTTTGGCCGTGTCGAACTCCGCTTTCAGGTTGCGCACGTTCAGGTTGGTGAGCAGCTTGCTGGCCTCGGCTTTGAAGCCCGCGAAATCCTTGCTGTCCTTCACCAGCTGGTTGAGCTGGAGTACCTGGTACTGGGTTTTGGTGTAGCCGAAGCGGTGAACGTCGGCCTCGAAGCAGGCGCGGGTAAGGTGGTCGGGGCTGCTGTATTCCGGCTTCAGGTCTTTGGCCGGCCAGCCCTCATTCACGGCCTCCAGTAGCTGCCCGTGGGTTTTCTGGAAGTGGTCGTAGCTGAAGCGCCGGCTGCTGTCATCGTCGTAGAACTTGCGCAAGTAGGCTTCCTCATCGGCGCTGAGGCGGGGCACGGCATGAGCAGGCAGGGCCGCCAGCGCGCCGGCCGGGCCGTGGGGCACGGGCGCGCAGCAGCCGCCTTCGGGGTCCGCGTGGGTGTTTTTGGCCGGTGGCGTGGGCGGGGTTACGCTACCGGCTTGGGCTTTTTTGCGGCCTTCTCCAGGGCGCTGGCCACCTCTTCGGGCGTTTTGCCTGCGATGAGGTTCAGCGGAATATCGTACTTGTCGGCGATGTATTGCGGGTCCAGATTGTAGAACTGGAGTAGCACGCCGTCAATCTTGATTTGGTCCACCGGGTCCATCTCCATCGAGTCATCGCGCACGTACTTGCAGCCGGCCAGCGGGTAGCCCGCCCACACCAGGCGCGGTATCAGCTCTTCGTTGGTCAGGTACTCGATGAAGGTGCGGTCGGCTTCGTGCTTCAACTCCGCTACCTGCATGTGCACCGCGCCCAGGGCCTTGGTGCCGCTGCCCTCATCGGTGGTGAGGGTTTCGCCGCTTATAACCTTCGAGGTCTGCTTATCGCAGTAGGTCATCAGCTCCAAGAAGCATTTGTAGGGGTCACCTTTGGCTCCATCGAGCAGCTTAATTTCTTCCCCCTGGTGGAAGATGCCCCAGCCCGCGCTGCCCATATTCTTCATAATCTGGGCTAGCATCTGTTCGCGCTTCTTGTCCACGCCCTTGGTCACTACCCAGCGGAACGGCACGGCCAGCTTGTCGTTGAAATCGCCCCAGCTGCCCAAGGCGAAGCGCTTGGCCAGCGTGATGGGCGCAATCTTATAGAGCAAGCCCAAGTCGGTGGGCTGCCCGGCTTCGAGGTAAAAATTGCGCACGGCCGGGTCGCGGAAGCTGGTGCCTTCCTGGTCAAACACGTTCACTACCCACATGCCCTTTTCGGGGCGGACGTGGGTGCGTGGCACCAGCTTCAGGCTGCGAAGCGGGTAGTATTGCACTGTGCGGCCGTTCACCGTCACGGTGCTGGGCTTGTCGGCTTGATCGGCCAGCTCCATGAGACTGTGGCCGTAGGCTATCGACTCGATGGTATAGCGGATGTAGTCCCGAAACCACATCGTTTGGAACAGGGCGGCCAGCTCTTCTTGCTCGCTGCCATCGGCGCCCAGGATTTTGAACTTGTCGGCCTGCACCCGCTCGATGCGCTTGTCAAGTAGCGTGGTGAGCTGAAGGTCCAGCATCACGTTGTCGAAGACGCGATAGAGGTCGCGGCGGTTTTGCACAAAGGGGTTGCGGGCCAGGTTCACGGCATTGGTCCACTCCAGCAGCGAGGTGGAGCGCTGGGCGATGACTTCGGGCACCACGCCTTCGCTGGCGGAGCCTGTGTCGGGCCGCCCGTTGCGAAGCGCATTCTCTACCACGATGCGGTCGTTGGGGAGGCTAGCGAGGAAGCGATTGGTGAGCCGGGCCGGCAAAAAGGAAAACAGGTTCATAAGCGAGCGCTAGGGTACTGGGTAGGCTGGACTAGCCAGCGCAAGGCGATAAGGGCAGGAAAGCCGTTTAGATACCGTTTAGAGTGGCCTAGTAGTAGTGGCTTTGCTGGGGGTTGCTGCCCCAGCGGATGGCGTCGGAAGAATCTTCGACTTGGATGGGCCGGGGCAGGTCGGGCGTCAGCATCCCGTCGCGCACCAGGGTGAGCCACTCCTTGGTTTCGTTGTAGAGGCTAGTGCGCAACTCTGGTATGCGGCGCGGCGCGATGCGCGTGAAGAGCCGAAACAGGGTTACGTTGAGGCAGAAGGTTATCAGCTTCGCATCGCGGGGGTCGCGCGCTAGCCAGCTCAGTTGCCAGTTGGGAGCTACGCCAGGCTCCACGCCCACGCTAGCGCGAAGGGCCTGGTAGCACTGGCCGTTGTTCCAAGCGTAGTTGGTGAGCCGGCCGGCCGCGTTGTAGTCGTAGGGCGGGGTATAGATGCTGGGCTCGGTGGCGGTGTCGCGCTCGTAGAAAAGATTGTCGCCCGTGATGAGGCGGCCGGGCAGCGTGATGGGCCGGGCGGGCGCGTAGTCGTTGCCGGCCTGCCACTCGCCGATGGTGGGGAAGGTGGCGGCCATGTCGAAGCGCTGTCCCAGGTAGTCCTTCATCCAGCTCACGGCGTTGGCTTCGGCCACGGCGATGAGCCCCAGGTTATCGCGCACCAGCTGGGTAAGCTGTTCCTCTTTGATAGCAGCGTCGAGGTCTTCGGAGGTGAGGTACGAGTAGAGCATGAGGGTGCTTAGAATTTAGCGGACGTTTCGCGGGTGCCCATAATCGGGTCGGAGTCGCTAGTGAGCTGGCTGTCTTCGAGCTTTTCGATAGCCGTCTGGAGCGCATCGGGAAAGTCATCGTGGCAAGTGTAGCCGGGCTCGATGCCGCGCACCTGGTCCAGGCCGCGTTGGATGTCTGGGTTGTGCTTCTCCGCTTCGTTCACGTAGAATTCGCGGCGCTGCATAGCGGGCAGCATCTGGATTATGCGGCTGTACTTATTACCCTGGGGCCGGTCATCGATGATGATGGGCAGGCGCCAACCATATTCCTGGGCTACCTGCTGCATGGCCAGCTCCACGGCCTTAGTCCAGAACTGGCGTTCAGCGTACCACTCGATAGTTACCGTGCTGGGCAACGTCAGCTGGTATTCGTACATCCAGCGCAAGGCGTCTTCCATTTCGCACTGGCGGCAAAACCCGGTGAGTAGGTGCTTCTGCCCGCTGTGCGTCAGCGCCACAATCGGAATAGCATTGAAGTCGGCCGTTTCACTTTCCGAGTAGGCGATGTCCCACTGGCCAATGATGCGCTCGTATTGGTTACGGTGCTTCGCGGGAGCGTAGGGCATGTGCTCTTCCTTGAAAATCTTGCCGGCCTTCTTCGGGTCATGCATGTACTCAGTGTCGAATGCCGCCGTGCCGATGCGCCGTATCATCCGGTCGTAGAACTCCTTGGTGTAGTAGTTCCACATCGGATTGCCGTTCTCATCCAGCGCCTTTACCTCATGCGTTTCAAAAGCCTTATTGCTGGATAAGCAACTGAGGATGGTGTAGGGCGCGATGAGGTTTTGGGCCATCATTACGCGCCCTCCTTCGGGTCCCATTGCAGGTATCAGCGCGCTGAGCACCCACCGCACCGATTTATCTACCTGCTTCGGATTATTTACCTCTTCGTCATCATCCACGTCATCGAGCACGAAGTAGTTGGGGCGCTGGGGGCCGTTGCGCTTACCACGCGGTGACTGACCTTTGCCCAGGGCGAAGAACCGACCGCCCAGCTTCGTGCGGAAGTTGCCCTTTGCCCAGGTGCCTTCATCGAGTAGCGGGCCGAAGTCGGCCAGCAACTGCGGGTTGGCTTCAAATTCGGCTTGTAGGTCGCTGAGCAGCACCTTCGCATCGAACAGCGACTTGCCCACCAGTATCATACACAACGGTTCGCCGTGGAAAACGTGGAGCCAGATGGGAATGAGTACATCGGCGTGGGTAGACTTGGCCAGCCCCCGCGCCCACTTCAGTAGCAGCGCGATGTTGCGGTCGCGGCGCACTTTGTTGGCCGCCTCTACCTGGAAGGGTGCGCAGTCGGCTTTTGCCCAGTGCGGGAAGTAGTGGTTCACCATGAAGTTGTAGTCCTTCGTGGCGCGCTTGATGCGGGCTTCCTTGGTTTCGACGCTGTGGAGCACGTCGGGCCTGGCGCTATCCTTGATGTGGGCTAGCTGTTCCTGGTAGCGCTGGAGCGCCGCCAGCTCTTCCTTGCGAGTGGGTTTGCCCTTAGCCATTGGTACCCGCTTTTTGATTGAGGAATGCGCTCTGGTAGTCAGCTAGCTGGGCGCGAAACTTGTGGTCCTTATTGCCCACAAACCCCATAAAGTCCTGCATCACGCCGATGTAAGTGCTGAGCGAGGTAGCAGCCTGGAGCTTCTCGATGGCCTGGGCCATCTTCAGCATCTCATCGCCAAACTTGTCCTTGGAGCCGCCGCGTATATCGGTCAGAATCTGTTCGGTGCGGGCCTTGTGAATCTCGATGAGATTGCCCACTACCTGGGCGGGCGTGGAGTGGCGGGCGGCCCGCATCTTCTCCCAGTGGCCCCCGTCAGCCCACACGCCGATGGTTTTCTCGGTGACGCCTACCATCCCGGCAATTTCCTTCTGGGTGTGGTGGCCGGTCAGGTACAGTTCCTGGGCTAGGATGCGCTCTTTGTCCTTGGTATTGGCCATTCGGGTACTGCGTTTCACCACCTTAACCGGCGCTAACTGCGCTTCTGAATGGTGCTAACTCCTACAAAGATTGGCTGGGCAAAACGCCATTTTTTGGAGTTTTGAACGGTGTGCGGGAAGTAACTACACAGCGTGTAGTAAGTGCCCCCACGCTGCGGAAAGGCATTTTTTTGCCTGGTTTTGGGCTGCCAGCTTTGTGGTCTTATGGCAGACCTCCGGTACAAAAAGCACGGGTATGAAGTGACCAACGAAGGTGGTGTGGCTGACATCAGAATTGTCGGTGACATCAACTGGTGGAACAACGGCTCCGATGACTTTACCCGGATGCTGGCAGAGCTGCGCGCCGCTGGCGTGACAGAGCTGCGCGGCTACATCAACACGGGCGGCGGCTCGATGTGGGAGGCCAATGAAATCTATAACCAGCTTGTGGCCTTTCCCGGCCGCAAAACGGCTGTACTGGGCGCGTTGGTCGCCAGTGCCGGAACGACCATAGCCTGTGCTTTCAAAGACGGCATCGAAATGGCGGCCAACGGCCAGTACATGATTCACAACCCGTGCATCGATGTGAACGGCGGGGAAGCGGAGCTGCGGTCTGCGCTCCAGCTCTACGCCAATATCCGGCAGGCGGCTATCGACATCTACGTGAAGCTGACGGGCTTAACGCCCGAAATAATCGGCGCCATGATGGACGCCACCACCTGGATGACCGCCGCCCAGGCCAAGGAGAAAGGCTTCATCACGGGCATCCTGGGCGAAGCTGCTGAGCTGCCCACCGACGCCGCCGAAGTCATCAACAAGTACCGCTACGCCAATGTGCCGGCCGCCGTGAACCAGGCAGCGCTGGCTTTTTCTGTTACACCAAATTTTTCAGCACCCAGCACCATGAATAAGGTTGCGCTAATCAACTCGCTTGGCCTGAGTGCCAATGCCACTGACACCGAAGTAGAAATGGCCGTTGCCCAGGCCGCTAGTGGTGCCAGCAACTACACTAAACTCAGCAACGAGCTGAAGGCCGACAAGGAGCGCGTAGCTAAAGAGCGCGCCGAATTGCTGGTGAATAATGCCGTCGCTCAGAAGAAGCTCGGTGCTGGCCAGAAGGATGCCTTCGTGACGATGGCCACCACCAACTACGACACGGTGAAGGCGATGCTCGACGGTCTGCCTGGTGTGCAGATGGCTACTGCCGTGGTGGTACCCGATGCAGAAACCACCACGCCCACCAACGCGGGCGGCACCGGTGCCCAGGATGACCGCTCAAAGTGGGTGCTGAAAGACTACATCGATAAGGCCCCCAACGACCTGAAGATGATGGCTGAAAAGGAGCCTGCCAAGTACCGTGAGCTGGTGAATACGGCTTACCCCCAGGTCGGTAAGAAGTAACCCAAGACACCCATTTAGCCCCCGCTAAAAGCAACTTTTTTACCTTCTAAACCACTGGCAAAATGGCCGTTGTACTTACCGAACTTTACCTGGCGATGCTGATTGAGAAGCTCCGCGCTTCGCATTCCTGGCTGGCCAAACTGAAAGACGAATCGTCTTTCGTGGGCAACAACGTTATCCACCTCAACGAAATCGGCGCCGACCCCCAGGTGCTCATCAACAACACGGTATATCCGATTCCAACCGCCACGCGGGAAGACGGCGCCTTGCTGGTGGCCCTGAACAAGTACGACACCACCAACACCCGCGTGTCGGTAGATGAGCTGTACGCCCTGCCCTACGACAAGCCCGGCTCGGTGATTGCCCAGCACAAGGCCACGCTGGAAGAGCAGATGGGTGCCCACGGCATCTACACCATCGCGCCCCAGGTGGGCACGGCTACCATGCCCATCCTGGTGACCACCGGCCCCGACGATGGCACTGGCCGCCGCATGATGCAGCCTATCGACCTCATCCGCTTGCAGCGCGTGTACGACGATGCCAAGATTCCGAAGTTGGGCCGCACGCTGGTGCTCAGCAATGAGCACGTTCAGGACCTGCTTACCACGGCTATCAGCCTGTACCCGTTGCTGGCTACTCAGTTTCAGAACGTGGCCAGCGGCGGCCTGGCCCCGGTGCTCTACGGCTTTGAGCTGCACCAGGACTTGTACGCCCCAGTGTACAACCTCTCGACGAAAACCCGCAAAGCATTCGGCGCCGCTTCGGCTTCAACGGATGCCAACGGCTCGGTGGCCTTCTGGAATGGCGACTGCTTCCGCGCCCTGGGCTCTTCGCAGATGTTCTACCGCGATGCCTCGCTTTCGCCCGAAGAGCGCGCTAGCGTAGCCGGCTTCCAGGTATACGGCGTCGCCGCCCCCTACACCCGCCGCTCGCAAGCTGCCATCATCAGCAACAAAATCTAGCCATTAGGTCTGGCTGGGGCCGGCTCCAGTGCTGAGAGCTGAGTGTGAGACATCGAACACCAGGCTAGCACCGAGTCGGCTTCAGCCAGACCACCAGCTGAGCATGAGGCCAGACCTATTTTTTCAGACCTACGGGCCGGCTGCCCAAGCCGCCTGTAAAGGCACCGGGCTTTGCGCCTCGGTTTGCCTGGCCCAAGCTGCCTGCGAATCGGCCTGGGGCCTAAGCCAGCTCACCACGCGGGACAACAACTTCTTCGGCATCAAGGCCGGCAAAACCTGGAAGGGCGCCGTGGGCCTCTGGCCGACTAAGGAGTTTCTGGACGGCAAGTGGGTGACGGTGCAGGCAGGCTTCCGCAAGTACGCCAGCGCCGAAGCCTCCTTCCGCGACCGGGTGCAGCTCTTCCGCAATCTGGCGCGCTACCACCGACTCTTCGTGCAGGACGATGCCGAAACCGAAGCCCGCCTCATTCAGCAGTGCGGCTACGCTACTGACCCCCAGTACGCTAACAAGCTGATTGCGGTAATCCGCAAGTACAAACTCACCCGCTTCGACAGCTAGCCCTATGCGCCGGATTGACTACATCGTGCTGCACTGCACCGAGACGGAGCCCAGCCGTAGCATCGGCGCAATTCTGAAGGCTTGGCGGGAAGAAAACGGCTGGGACCGACCGGGCTACCACATCATCATTCCGCCCAGCGGCAAGAGCCAGCGGCTCTGGCCCGATGCGGTGGCCAGCTACGGCGTGAAGGGCCACAACGAAAACGCCCTCCACGTCAGCTTCATCGGTGGCGTGGATACCCAGGGCCGCGAACTCGACAACCGGACGCCCGCCCAGGTAGCGGAGCAAATACGCATCATCCGCCGCTGGCTGGTGGAGCACCCAGGGGCGCAAGTAGTAGGCCACCGCGACTTCCTAAAGAAGGGGCAGCCGGGCTACAAGTTCTGCCCCTCGTTCGACGCCCGCGCCTGGTGGGCCTCGGTCAAAGACAGTCTTTAGAACCCGTTTAGTATTCTCCAAATGGATAGATTTTTTACGTGGGCCAACCTGCACAAGGGGCCGTTCACCAGCTTCCTGGGAGTGGTCATCATCCTGGCTTCCCTCGTTTCGGTGTTCAGCCACGGGCGGAGCTGGACGGAGGCGGCAGCCGGCATCGGCGTGGGCATGGTGCTGCTGGGCTTGAAAGACCCCAGCAGCCCGGCCGGGGCAACGGGTGTCGTAGGCGGCGCGGTACTCATTTCGATGCTGGCGTTCGGGGGGTGCGCCAGCCAGAAACGAGTATTGGCCAAGTACGGCACCCAGAACCCGCCCGTCACGATTGCGGTCACCGACGCGGTGCCCGTGGCCGTGAAGACGAAGCCCGACTCGCTGAAGGCAGCCCTGGCACTCGACAGCTTGGTGAACTCGCTGCTAGGTGACACCATCCACTTTTTGAGTGCGGGCGGCCAGGCACAGGTGAGCATGTGGAAAACGGCTGCCAATACGCCCGGCGGTAGCCAGCACCTGCAAGTTCGGGTGAAGGTGCCGCCCCAGGTAGTGCATGACACGGTGAGAGTGACGCTCTACGGTAAGTGCCCGCCCACCTACACCCTGGCCCCCAAAGCCAAGCCTGGCCGGCTCCAACGCTACTGGCAAGGCTACTCACATTTCTGCACCGCGTTGGTAAGTATTGTGCTGGTGGTGTCACTGCTGCTGCTGGGCTACCGGCTTGGCCTCTTTAGCTTCCTGAAGTTTCTGCCCTTCCTGGGCGTGCTGGTGCTGGCCAGCTCCAGTAGCCTGGCTTCGTGCCGGGCACAGCCGATGCCCTACCGCTTCGCGCCCCGCCAGCCCAGCTACTTACCGATGCCGCTACCCCGGCCGGTCCACCGGCCCCGCATCCACTACTAGCCTGGCCTAGTCATCATTCCATCATTCGGCGCATTGCCACCCGCATCCCTACTCACAACCATGAGCACGCTCCTTTCCCTAGCCGCGCTGGCGGCCCTGGCCCTGGCCACCTTCGAGGCGAACAATGACACCGAGAAGGTCTTCGCCACGCCCGACGGCAACATCTTCCTCTCGGAGAATTACGCCCGCAACCACGCCCGCCAAGAGAAGCTGGCGGTATTCACCATCACGCGCGCGGAGGCGCTAGCCACCAAGGAAGATGAGGGTGAGGCTGACGGCGACAGCGACGCGGGCACGCCTGGCGGCGAAGACGGTGCGCCCGCTGCTGATGCCCCGGCCCCGGCCGACAAGCCCAAAGCCAAGAAGGTTGCCCCGGCTGCCAACGCTACCACCACCGCCTAAACCAGAAAGAGCCCGGCCGCTGGGTCGGGCTCTTTCTAAAGGCTTTCTAAATGGCCCGTGGGCCGCATTGCTTATTCCTTTCAACTACTACGCCGATGCACGATTTTTCGGGACCTCTTATCAGTAAACTGACCGGGCAGCTTGGCCGCCGCAACCCCAGCGCCGATAGCGTATTCGGGCTGGTGGCGGGCGGGGTGGCCGTGGCGGGCCTGCTGGCACTAGGGCAGGTGGTAAAGCTCAGCCAGCCGGCCGACGCGGTGGCGGTAGGCATCAATGCGGCCTACGACGCCAACAACAGCGTGCTGGTATATCACCACATCGAGCGCTACTTCGCCTACAACCCCGATGCCACGCTCTACCTGAAGGTGGTAGCCCAGGGCACCAGCCTGACGGCCATGTGTGGCGCGGCCGGGGCGGTGCAGCAGCTGCTGACCGACGCGGCCACGGGCGGCGAGATTCGGGTAGTGGGCATTGTGCTAAACCCCAGCGCCGCCCCGGCTGGTGGCGACTACACTACCGGCCTGCTCACCGATGTGCTGACGGCGGCCCCGGCCGCCCAGGCGCTACTGAATAGCCTGGCTGCCCAGGCGCTCTACGTGGACCACATCATGCTGGAAGGCATCCTGGCCACGGGCGCTAGCATTACCACGCTGCCCAGCCTACGCACGCTGGTGGCCAACCAGGTGAGCGTGTGCATCGCGGCCGACCCGGCTACCCTGGCCCTGACCGGCCGGCCCTACGCGGCCATCGGCACGGCGCTCGGTATGCTGGCCGTGCGCAAGGTGAGCGAGTGCCTGGGCTCGGTAGACGTGGTGCGCAAGCCGGCCACGGCCCTGGGCGCCGACACCTACCCGCTGACGGTGGTGGCGGCCGGCTACTTCCTGAGCGCGGCCCTAGCCAACGGCACCACCTACGCCAGCCTAAGCGCGGCCGACAAAACCAACCTGGCCAGCAAAGGCTACCTCTACGCGGGCAGCTACGCGGGCTTCGACGGGGTGTACTTCAACGATAGCTACACCTGCACTGCCCTGGCCGATGACTACGCCTACATCGAAGATTCGCGGGTGTGGAACAAGGCGGCACGGCTGCTGCGCGTGGGCATCCTGCCCGTGTTCAAGGGCGAGGTGGAGATAGACGCCCGCACCGGCTACATGACGGCCGGCACCACGGCCTACTTCAAAGCCAAGGGTGTGAACGCGGTGAAGCCGATGGCCCTGGCCAAAGAGATTGCCGACCTGCCCGTGGTGTACATCGCCCCCAACCAGGATGTGGTAGGCACCAGCACGGTGAGCATGGCCCTGGGCTACGTGCGCAATGGCATCCTGCGCGTGCTGGCCGCCGCCGTGGGCGCCGTGAACCCGGCCGCCGGCTAGGCCCCGCTTTCTCCCTTTTCAACTTTTATTTCTGCCTGGCCCTGCCATGAAAATTGTCAACAAATTCGGTAACCTGACCGGCTGGAATAATTCGGCGGTCAACCTGTTCGGCCGGGAGCTGGAGGGCATTGATGCTTTCAAGTACAGCGACGAAGAGAATATCCAGATGGAGTACGGCGCGGGCAAGTACCCGGTGGGCACCAGCAGCGGCAACTATAAGGCCGACGCCTCCATCTCGCTCTACTTCGAGGAAAACGTGGCCCTGCTGAAGTCGCTGCCCAAGGGAATGCGAATCCAGGAAATTCCGGCCTTCGACCTGCCCGTGACCTACGAACACGATGGCAGCATTTACACCGACATCGTGCGCAACTGCCGCTTCAAGAGCAACGGCCGCGATGGTAAAAATGACCAGGGCAAGATGGTGATGGAATACCCGCTGGTGTGCAGCCATATCGACTATAACGTGTAACCCAGCCGGGGCTTAACGGCAAGCAACTGCAATTCTTTTTACCCCCTAACTCTCAAGTAAAGTGCCCATTAAAATCGATAAGCCGCAAGAGTGGACCGATTCTGAAATTTCGGTCTTCGAGAACAACCCCAACAACAAGAGCCGGGGCAAGGTGCAGCTGGTGCAATTCCCATCGGACGTGAACCCTGACCGCCCGGCCCGCTTCTGGATTGCGAAGCCCAACCGCCAGCAGCTCGCCGTGATTGCCGACCACGAAGGCAACACGGCCAAGGCCAACGACCTCATCATCAACACGGGCGTGCTGGCCGGCGACCTCGACCAGCTCCAGGATGATGACGCCCTCTTCTTCGGGCTGGTGCGCGAAGTGCAGAGCTTGGTAGAGGCGAAAAAAAAGATTTAGCGCGCCTCGACAAAGCGCTGGCAATCAACGAAGCCGAAGGGGCAGACGACGACCGCAAGGTTGACGCGCTCCTTCGGTTTCATTTTAAGATAGACCCCGATACCCTGGGCGACCAAGAGCGGCTGGAGCGCTGGTACGAGCTGGCCTACGCCCTCACCTACACCCAAAAGCAAGAGCGAGCCATGATGCTGGGCGTGATGCGCCAGGTGGTAGGGGAAGCCTTCGGTAAAAAATAATTGACTTAAATCCTTCAGCGACATGGCAAAAGAAGCATCCTTCCTGATGCGCCTGGTGGACATGGTGAGCGGCCCGCTGAAGGGAATCGCCAACGTGGCTGGCGAGACTACCAAGAAGCTGAACGAAACCACCGGGGCCGCCGCCAAGGTGGGCAAGGGCGGCGGCATCCTGGGCGGCGGGGGCGGCGCGGCCGGGGGCGGCTTCTTCGGCAAAATTCAGGCATCGCTGGGCGGCATGAGCAAGGGGCTGCGCGAAGCAGCCAGCGAGGTGCCGGGCCTCAATCGGGCCATCGATTTGGTGACCAACCCCTACGCCGCTATCGTGGCCACCGTGCTATCGCTGGGCGTGGTGATGGGCGTGGCCACCAGCAAGGCGATGGGCTTCGAGCGGGGCATGGCCAAGATTAACACCACGGCCCGGCTGGAGCGCCCGGAGCTGGACGGCCTGCGTAACACCCTGCTAACGATGGGCGCCGACTCGACGGTGCCGCTGGCCGAAATACCGGACGCCTTCAACCAGATTATATCGGCGGTGGGCGACACCAACCAGGCGCTGGGCATTATGCAGCCGGCGCTGAAGGCCAGCCAGGCCGGCTTTACCGACATCAAAACCATCGCGGAGGCGACCACCAACGTGCTGGGCGCCGTGGGCGATGCCACGCCCACGGCGGTGCTCGATACCATGTTCGCGGCCGTGCGGATGGGCAAGGGCGAGTTCAAAGACTTCGCGGGCTACCTGCCTAAAATTATCCCGCTGGCCAACAACGTCGGCATCAAATACCAGGAAGTGGCCGGGGCCTTCGCGCTGATGACCTCGAAGGGCCAGACGGCTGAGCAATCGGCGATGCTGCTCCAAAACGCCATGACGGCCCTGGGTAAGTCGGAAGTGATTTATGGCACCAAAAGCCAGGCGGGCTTCATCCGGTCGGGCGTAGCCATCTACGACCACGCGGGCAAGATGCGCAAGCTCACCGACATCGTGGGCGACTTGAGCAAGCGGACGGAAGGCATGACCGACAAGCAAAAGCAGTCGTTCCTGGCGGGGCTGGGGCTCGATGCCCAGGCGTCGGCCTCGTTCTCCATCCTGGCCCAAAACTCGAAGCAGCTGCGCGACTTCGTGAAGGGCACCAGCAACAGCGCGGGCGAAATGGAGGCCGCCTACAAGCGGAGCCTGAACCCGGCCGACAAGCTTAAGCTGCTAGGCCAGCAGTGGGACTTGTTCATGACCAAAATTGGCTACAAGATTCTGCCCTACGTGAACGAGGCGCTGGATTTTGCGCTAGACTTAGTGGGTAAAATCAAGTCCAACAGCGAGGGTATCGGCAACTACTTTGGGGCGGCCGTGGCACCCATCCGGCTCATGTGGTCGGGCCTGAAGGGCGTGTGGAATATCGTGAGCTGGTTAAGCGACAAGATGGGTGGCTCGATGGGCTCGCTCATCGAGCAACTCTTCGGGGGCAGCGGCGGGGTATGGGTGGAAATCAAGTCCTTCCTGGGCAACTTCTTCGAGTACCTGAACGTGGCTCTGGGCGCCATCGATGACGTGTCGGAAGGCCACTTCAAGAAGGCTGGCAAGCGTATGGATGACTTCTACAAAAAGATGGAAGTCATTCGGCGCGGCGGCATCATGGAGACGCCCAGCGGGGGCAGCGGGGTGAGCATCTCGGAGTTTTTTGGGCTGGCCACCAAGCGCGATGACGAAGCCAAGAAGGGCCGGGCCGGGGCGCTGAGCACCGCGCTGGACCAAAAGAACAAGGGCACCGACATCGAGGGCGACAAGGGCAAGGCCCGCGTGGTGAGCGTGCACATCGATAAGATTGAGGTAATCGCCAAGGTAGCCAGTGCGGCCGGGCAGCACCTCGATGAAATAGGTAAGCAGGTGGCCAACGTGCTGGTGGGCGCGGTACGCGATGCGGAAATCATCCTCAGCAACGGCAACTAGCATGGAAGAGACTAAAGTGAATTATAACGTCGGCAACCTCTACCAGGTAGCGTTTCCCGACCTGGCCAGCCGGGCAATCGGTCGGCTGGCCAACGGCGCGGTAACGGAGCTGGATGGCGCGCGCGACCTGGGCTTGCGCAAGGGCGAAGAGGCACTCGATAGCATTCACCCGGCGCTGGGCAACGCCTACCACGTCGATACCCAGCGTCGGCCCGGCCCGGTGCTCGACTTCCAGGGCATCAACGCCGTGCACCTGGTGCAGGGCGAAGAGCTAAGCGTGTTGGGCACCCCAATTTTCCAGCCGGTGACTTTCCTAGGCGGCAAGCTGCTCACCCTGGGCGCGGGCAACCAGCAGGGGCAGGTAGTAGAGGATGACTTCGTGAGCTGGCGGCTGCCAGCCACCACCACGGCCGAATTCAAGCGGAGCAAGGTGATTACCAAGTCGCATCCCAGTACGGCCAACGGCACCACCAAGGAGCTATGGGCCTTCGATGACTGGGACGTGACGATTCGGGGCCTCATTTTGGATGCCCAGCCCGACTACTTCCCGACTGGTGAGCTACGCCAGCTGCTGCGCTGGGAGAAGGTGGTAGACAGCGTTGAGGTAGCCGGCGACATGTTCACCTACCTCGGCATCCGGCGCCTGGTCATCGAGTCGCTGAGCATCGGGCGGGTGGCGGGCCAGCCCAACACGATACCATTCCAAATGAGCTGCGTGAGTGATGAGCCGCTCGAATTGTCAGTCCTAACCCTTAACGCCATGAAGCGATGACCTGGGAAGAATTTTTTAAGCTAGTGGCCGGGGGCCTGTTCTCTTTCGCCTGCCTGGTGGTGGCCTACCACACCAAAGCCATCCTGACCCAGCTAAAGGAGCTGAGCACCACGGCCACCAGCCTGCAACTGGCCCTGAACGAGAGCACCAACCAGACCAGCCAGCTGGTAGCCCAGGTGAAGCGGCTCGACTCGGAGAACGCCAGCCTACGGCGGGCGCACGATGCGCTTACCCGCTTCCTCATCCGCAAGGGCATTTTGTCGCCACCCGACCCCTCTACTCTAAACGACCTCTAAACGATGTTTTTAATGCTACTCGTACTTATTGCCCGCCTCACCTTCTCGGCCGCCGCCCGGCCCGATGCGCCCGACCGCCCGGCCTTCGAGGTGCGGCGCGTGGTGAGCGTGAAGGTGGAAGCCAGCTGGCGAAACCTGACGGGCAAGGCCACGGTGCAGGTGCCCGGCCGCTGGCTGTTCAAAGAAAACCGGCTAGCCATCAAGGACTGGCTACGGCGTGGCGACCCTATCACCATCGAGCTAGGCTACAATCGTGAGCTGGTGACCGAGTTCGCGGGTTACGTCACCGACGTGAAGCCAGGCGTGCCCGTGACGCTGAGCTGTGAGGATGAGATGTACCGGCTGAAGCGCTACCCTGTGAAGTGCAGCTACGGCGGGGTGCGGCTGCCCGCCCTGCTAAAGGCCATCTGTCCGCCTGGCACTAAAGTAGATGCACTCGATACCGACCTGGGGCACTTCAAGGCCAGCAATACCACGGTGGCCAAGGTGCTGGAGAAGCTGAAGGAGATGTACGGCTTTGTGAGCTATTTCCGGGGCGGGGTGCTGTATTGCGGCAAGGTGTACCGCCAGGGTAACACGGCTAGCATTAAGACGGCGTTCAACTTTCAGCGGCCGGGGCCGGGGGCGGTGCTGGGCGACTCGCTGGAGTATCGCACGGCCGATGACCTGAAGGTGATAGTGCAGGCCACCAGCCACCAGCTCAAAGGCAAGGACCTGAAGGTGACGGTAGGCGACACCACGGCACTCGATGCGGAGCCGCGCACCCTCAACTACTTCAATCTAGCCAGCGAAGCCGACTTGCGGGCGGCGGCCCTGCGTGATGTGCAGAAGCTGAAGGTGGAGGGCTACAAAGGCAGCTTCACCACCTACGGCACGCCCTCGGTGCAGCACGGCGAAATAGCTAGCCTCAGCAATGTAGAGTACCCCGAACGCGATGGCGACTTCTTCATCGACGCCACCGCCAAGACTTTCGAGCAAGGCGGCTACCGCCAGGAAATTACGTTAGGCTCTGCCGCTTCGCTGTATGGATTGGAGAGCTGAGATACGCGCCGCCCTGCGCGACACCGTGCGCGAAATGCTACTCGACGGCGCGGTGCAGGCCACGGTAGTGAGCGTGGATAAGGACGCGGCTACCATCGTGGCGCACGGCCTGAAAGAGGATGTAGACTATTTCGATGTGCGCTTGCGGGCGGTGCTCGATGACAACAACGGCCGGGGCGTACTGGCCTACCCGGTGGAGGGCAGCCAGGTAGTTATCGGCTGGCTCGATGGCATCGATACGATGGGCTACGTGTCGCAGCTCAGCGACATCGAATCCTTCCGGCTGGTGGTGGATAACGGGGTGAGCCTGGACCTGACGGCCACCGGCCAGCTGCTACTGAACGGCGACGCCCTGGGCGGGCTGGTGCAGGTAGGGCCGCTAGTGAAGCGGATAAACAAACTGGAAGAGCGCATGAACAGCCACCAGCACCTAGTGGGCAAAGCGCCCACGCTACCCGACCTGGCCTCGAATCCGCTCATCGTGGCCACTAAAGTGACGGACCTAGAAAACCCCAATGTGAAACATGGCTAAGGATATTCTTTTAGACGCGGCTGATGACCTCCTTATTCAGAATGGCGACCTAGTGATAGGCGATTCGGGAGAGCAGGAAATTAGTCTGCTGCTGCGCAGCAACCCAGGCGACTGGCGGGCTAGCCCCCTCACCGGCTTTGGCCTGTTGCGGCGGATGCGGAACGAAGTAAACCGCACCGAGTTCGAGCGGGCGCTAGGCGCGGAGCTGGAGCTTGATGGCTTTACGGGTGTAGTGGTAGAGCTGAGCCCAGCCACCGGGCTTACTATTTCAGCTAAGCGCAATGAATAGCACCCTTATTACTGACGGGCAATCGCTCCTTGATGTGGCGCTGCAAGAGTTAGGCAGTGTGGAAACGCTCTTCGACTTGGCCGACGCCAACGGGTTAGCTATCACGGATGAGCTGGCGGCGGGCCAAGTGCTGGCGGTGCCGGCTAGCGCTGCTACCGTGGTGTACACGGTGAACTATTTGGCTCAACGCGCCCAGCGCATCAACACGGGCGATGAGGCCACGCCCGCGCCGACCCCGGCCGCCCAGCGCTACTTCTCCAATCAGTTTTTCAATCCCAACACCTACGCTTAGATGGGACAGTTAGCCCTAGATATTCACAACGAGGCCGCCGCCCGCGTACCCGCCGCGCCCGTGGCTGACCCAGCCGACCTGATGAGCGGCCCCGACCTGCTGGCCATCTTCGCCAAAGTAGCAGCAGCCGTGGCCGTGCTGGAGTTGGTGAGCCGTGGCGCCCGCATCCTCCGCACAGCGGGCGTGCCGAATAACACCAGTGACGGCGAAAACGGCGACCTAGCCATCAACTTGGCCACGGCCGACCTCTACGCGAAGGATGGTGGGACCTGGGCAGCGCTTTTCAATTTGAAGGGGGCACCCGGCAAGGACGCCACCGGCCAGCCCGGTGCATCAGCTTACCAAGTGGCCGTGCAGCAGGGCTTCGCGGGCACGGCCGACCAGTGGCTAACCAGCCTGGGGCGGGCCGGGGCCGACGGGAAGAGCGCCTACCAAGTGGCCGTGGCCGCTGGCTTCGTGGGCAGCGTGGGCGCCTGGCTCGATTCGCTGAAGGGTGCGCCGGGTCAGGACGCTGACCCGCTCACCATCGGCCCCAGCGCCATCACCAACGACAATCTGGCTACTGACATCAAAATAGGTAGCCTCTCGGCGGCGGGCAACGCCTACCCGCAGGCTGACCGGGGCCAGCTCACCACGGTGGAACGCTTCCTGGTGTGGATAGGCCCGAAAATCACGGGCCTTTTTGACCGGGTGGGGGCACTTGACACGGGTTTTGCCTCCCTCACGAATCTGGTTAACGGCTTCAACAGCCGCATCTCGGCCTTGGAAAGCAAGGCCAGCGGCGGGGGTAGCGGCGGGGGCAGCGGGGCCAGCCTGCCAATTGGCGGCGCGGCGGGCCAGGTACTGACCAAAAACAGCAGTACAGACGGCGATGCGAGCTGGAAAATGGTGGTCAACAACCGCGTGGGCTGGCTATTCAGCGCGAAGAATGAGCTGGCGCGGGACCAGCGCTTCTTCGCCGCTACGGCTATCACGCGCATCGAAAAGGATGCGGGCATCAGCACGCTCAGCTACTCCATCAACGGAGGTACAGCGGTCAACGTCGTGTTCACCAACAACGTGTTCACGCCCGACGCCAACACGCCCTTGACTTTCCCGGCCGGTGCGCTCATCACCTGGGCCGTGGCTTACAACACCAATTTCATCCAAGGCGCCTTCGAGGTGCGTGGCCTAGAATCCTAAGCAAGCATGGCACACAATTTTCGCAAACACATCGAGCTGGGGCTTACTACCGGCGCGGGCGGCAACTGCTGCTTCGTGAGCAAGGCCGGCAACGATGCCAACGATGGCCTCACGCCTGACACGCCCAAGAAATCGGTAAATGAGGCGTTTACGCTCAGAAAACCTAATGTAATTATCGGTGCCGGGGTTTATGCAAACGAGGAATGGTGGCGCGGGCTGGCCTTCCAGCAGCAGGGGCAGATATTCGGGGACGGTCAGGTACTGATAGCGGGCCGGCCCGAGTTGGCGCTAATCGTTCAAGGAGGCGATTTTGGCATGAGCATTACCGACTGCGCTATTTTCAACTACGGCACGGTGATGCAACTTGGTTCGCCGGCCGGTTTCCGTTGCCGGCTCACCCGCTGCTTTATAATCGGCGGCTTTATCGGCTCAACTCAGGAGCGTTACAGCACGGAAATAACGGCCGTGGATTGCATTTTCAAGAATGTGATTATGAGCCCGGAATACCAGAACGTAACGTTTTTGCGCACGATACTGCTCAATACCATTGCCTACTGTAACCGCTCCTTTACCTACTCCTACACGGATTCGGCGCTAACGCTAAAAACCAACGATTACGATGTTCGGTCGGATTTTAATAACCTGCGTGGCGCGGTAACAGTCGATGGCGTAACCTACGCTAATCTGGCCGCTCAAAAAGCGGCCGTGCCCGCTATCAATGCGAATAGCATTTCGGCACTGCCCCAATTCAACCGGGCTGAAGCCGACGATTACACCCTGAAGCTGGCCTCTCCTCACTTAAACCTAAGTATTGGCCCCAGCACCCACAGGCTAGTAAATGCTTTCTACTTTGAAACTACCGCTGGCGAGGGTCAGGATATTACGGTAAATAATACGCTGCTACGCTCAACGGCTAACCCCATCTACACCGTGGCCCTGATACAGGTAGTAAACCTAGTGGCAGGCCGGGCAGGGCAATTGCTGATTAAAAACAACAGCTTAGGCAATGCCGAAGGGTACTACCTCACCGACCGGATTCGCATTTCCGAAACACCCGTTGAAGTCAATAATTTCCCGGTGGCCAGCGGTCTGAATTTCAATTCCGATTTCGCCCCCGATACGGCTAATCCATCGGTTTACAACAACAACGTGCCGGACTACACGCCCTACGCGCTGGGTTCAGCGGGCCGCAACCCTAACCGGCTCACGCAGCAGTGGCGATGGAGTCGGCAGTTGTTGCCCGACGTTTCGGCGGGGGCTGATTGGCAGACGGGCAGCGTGTTCGTAGAGTTTGAGAACAACCGCCCGCCCAGGTACAATCCGGCCACCAACATCGGCAGCGGTGACCCGGCTTATGATATAATTTCCCCTAACGAGGCGCCAGTGGCCAAATGGGTGCAGCTAAAAGGCAAGCTCCGTAACGACTACGCCTCCTAGTCATGAGTGACTATATCGCAGACCCCGGCCTGTTGGGGGTAGGTTTTGGCATCAGGAAGGTAGTGTCGGACGTCGAAGGCTTTTTCGGCTTCGGCTTCTCGAAGAATACGAACGCCGTGTTTTTCGTGCAGAACATGGTGGGCCAGCCCCTGCAAGGCAATACCATTTCGGTTAGTTGGCCGGGTGGCTCGGATAGCATCGTCAATTACGACCCCACGGTACTTTATGAACGCAACTACCCCACCGATACTCCGCTGACCGTGAGTACCCCGGCCACCGACCGCTATGAGGCCGTGAGTTACCAAATCACTATTCCCAGCGGTGGCTTCCGCCGCCTAGACGTGATTCCGGCCTTTGTACAGAGCTACTTCCGCATCACCAAAAAACGCTACCTCTAAATGGCCCGCACCCTCGCAGAAATAACGGCCGACCTTGACACGGCCAAGGCCAGCTACCCGCCCTTAGCCCCGCTCAACTCGCTATCGGCCACCAGCATTTGGACGCTGCTGGGCTTCGTGGTGTCTACCTGCGCCCAGACGCTGGAAACGTTGTGGGACCGGCATACCACCGACGTGAACGCCATCGTAGCCCGCGCCGCCGTAGGTACACCCGGCTGGTATGCCGACCGGGCCAAGGAGTTCCAGAAAAACGATGGCAGCCTGGCCGTTCAGCCCAGCGGGGCCATCGGCTACGCCACTGCCAACCCGGCGGCGCGTATCATCACGCAGGCCACGGCCAAGGAGAACAGCACCACCGGCAAGCTCTTCATCAAGGTGGCCAAGGCGGGCACGACGGCCGGGGCCCTAGCCCCGCTCTCGGCGGCTGAACTGGTAGAGGTGCGCGGCTATTTTGACCGCATCCGCTTCGCAGGCACCCGCCTGGAAGTAGTGAGCCGTGAGGCCGACCGGCTGCAAGTGAGCGGAACCATCTATTACGACCCGCTACTGGATGTCGGCACGGTGCAAGCCGCCGTGGTGGCCGCCGCCCGTGCCTACCTGGCCAGCCTCGACTTCGACGGGCAGGTGTACGTGAGCCGGCTGACTGACTACCTGCAAAGCGTGCCTGGCGTGCGCGACGTGGCCCCGCTCGCCCTGGCGGCCCGCGTGGGCACCTCGGCCCCCGCCGGCTTCGGGCGGGTGTACGAGACGGCGGCGGGCTACATCATTTTGGAGGATACGCCCGGCGCGGGCCTACTCGACACCCTAGCCTTCCTGCCTAATGCCTAACGTGCCTACCCGCTACCGCGTGGACTTTGCGCGCCTGGCTTGGCTGCTGCTGCCCTCGCTACTCAGGCGCCCGCGCTTGGTGGCCCTGGCTCAGTGGCTCACCACGCCCGTGGCCAGCCTCTACGCCCGCTTCGTGCCCTACGAAGGCAGCGTGCGCCGCGAGCTGAGCTACAACAGCCAAGTGCTGCTATTCGAGCTGGCCTTGAATGACCGCTTTGATGCGGCCGTGCGGCGCATCTACATCACCAACAGCGATGTGGAGCTGCAACCTGTCTACCTCAATTTCGTGGCCGAACAGCAGCCCAACCCGGTGCTGTATTTCCAGGCCGAACACCAGCCTCCCGTGTACCTCTACCAGTGGGTGGAATTCAGCCAGCAGGCTGATTTCGTGGTTCACGCCCCGGCTATTCTGAAGCCCCGCGCCAGCCAACTCCACGCCGCTATTCGTCGCCTTAAACTGACCAACAAACAGTATTTACTAGTCTTCTTTTAAGTATGGACCCGCTACAAGATTTACAAGCTGAAACCGGCGGCCGGCCCGCTGCAAATGATGATTTATTAGTACTTCAGAACCGCGATGCGGCGCTAGGCTTGCCCGCGCTGCTGGCCGGCCTGGGGCCGTGCGTGGTGAGCGGGTGCCGTGTGTACCAGACGGGCACGGTGTGGAACGTGGGGCCGGGTATGGTGTGGGATGGGGCCAGCCTGCTGCCCTTCTCGGGCCGTAGCAACGTGAGCTTCCCCGCCATGTTCGGGCCGGGCGCGGTGGTAGTGGTGGATGAGCGGGCCTACCAGGATGGCACTACCAAGGCGACCATCAAAAGCCAAAACATGGACCTGTTGGCCCCTGTGGCTGGTGCGCCCAACCTGGTTATCGACACCACGGGCGCGCTTACCTTCTGGCAACGCGTGCAGGAGCGTACCCGCGAAGTGGGGGTGGTGGAGTACATCACCGACCTGGCCGGCTACGACGGCACGGGGCTGGGCACCGGGCCGAAGCTGGGCTGGGCCCTCTGCAACGGCCAGAACGGCACGGTCGATTTGCGCGGGCAATTTGTAGCGGTGCATGACCCTGCCCGCACTGATTATAGCACGGTAGGCAAAACAGGCGGCGCGGAGATGATAGCGCTCACCGTAGGCCAGATGCCTAACCACGGCCACACAAGTAATAACCGTATCAGCAAGGAGAACAAAGGCGATGCGGGCAGCTACACGGCCGCACTCACTGGGTCTTTCAATGCTGACGGCAAACTCATGAGCAGCCAGGCAGCCGGGGGCGGTGAGGCCCACGAAAACCGCCCGCCTTTCTATGTGCTGGCGGCTAGGCAGTGGCGAGGGTTTTAGGGTTTAGTTGCCCTTTAGTAAATGTTAAAGGCCGGCTTTTAGCCGGCCTTTTCCCGTTAGATTTGATACAGGATTGATTTAGTGCCTATACACGATTGGTTTTGCCGATTATAGATTTCAAGCCCGAGTCGCGACTTTTTAATCCCGCGCTGGCTGGCGGCTCGCTGCTCGATGTAGGCGTGTACCCGCTATTTATCAGCCAGTTGTTTTTAGGGATGCCGGCCACCGTGCGGGCCGTGGCCACGCCCGCGCCCACCGGTGTTGACCAGAACTGCGCGATGGTGCTGGCTTACGCCAGCGGCGCCACGGCCAGCCTGTTTTCAACCATCGCGGCCACTACTAACAACTACTGCGTGCTCTACGGCACCACCGGCCAGCTGCACCTCACGGGCCGTTTTCACGCCCCCAGCGGACTCGAAATTCACCGGCCGGGGCAGGCGCCCGAAGTGCTGCCGTATCCCAAAACGGGCCTCGGCTATCACCACGAGGCGGCCCACGTGCAGGAGTGCCTGGCCCAAAACCTGACCGAAAGCCCGCTGCTGCCGCTGGCCTTCAGTCTCGACCTGATGCGCACGCTTGACGCCGTGCGGGCCGAAATCGGCTTGCGCTACCCGGGCGAATAG